CACCACGAGGGGGTACGGACCAAGCCTTACCGCTGCCCTGCCCTTTTGTGGACTGTCGGTGTCGGCCATGTGATTGACCCTACTCACGCTACGGTGAAGTATGAGGAGCGCAAGAATCTACCGATACCCGCAGGGTGGGATCGCACTCTCACGATGGACGAGGTGGACCGGATACTTGCTGAAGACCTTCGTCGGTTTGAGCGTGGTGTGGTTCGACTTTGCCCTGCTGCTGTTGGCAATCAGGGAATCTTCGATTCTCTCGTCAGTTTTGCCTTCAACGTGGGCCTCGGCAATCTCCAGCGTTCTTCCCTTCGGATGAAGACCAATCGGGGTGAACTGGAAGAAGCGGCTGACGAGTTTATGAAATGGACTAAGGCAGGTGGTAAAGTACTGCCGGGACTGATTAAACGGCGTATGGACGAACGTGCGCTGTACTTGTCGGGGGTTATGTAATGCCACTTCAGAAGGTCGAATTCCGCCCCGGCGTCAACCGTGAAACTACCAATTACGCAGGTGAGGGCGGTTACTTCGTCGTAGACAAGGTGCGTTTCCGTGGTGGCTACGCCCAAAGGATCGGTGGCTGGATAAACTCTTCCACGATTCTGTCTACGTTTAAAGGCGTTGCTCGGTCATTGTGGAACTGGGTAACGATTGATGGTTTAAATTTGCTGGGCGTCGGCACGAATCAGAAGTTTTATGTCGAACTGGGTGGTGAGTATTACGACATTACTCCGCTTGGCAGTTCCCTAAACCTGTCTCAAAACCCGTTTACGACTGTATCGGGCAGTAACTTTGTCACCGTTTTAGCCTCAGCGCACGGCTCATCAGTAGGTACTTACGTTACTTTTTCAGGTGCGACTTCGGTAGGCAGCCTGACTTTAAACGGGCAGTTTGAGATCGTAGAAGTTCCGGGCGATAACTCACTTGTCATCGTAACCCCAACTGCTGCTAGTTCATCTGCGACGGGCGGTGGCTCATTAGTTATTGCCAGTATCGACATTGATGCTGGTACCGCTGTCTATACGTCCAACGTCGGTTGGGGTGGTCCTCCGTGGGGATCGGGTGGCTGGGGTTCTTCAACTCCACAGGGTGTTCCGCTGCGTTTGTGGTCACAGTTTAACTATGGCAACGACCTGATCTTTGCTGAGAACAACGGCCCGATTTACTACTGGACTAATGACACTACTACGTGGGCACGGGCTATCACGCTTGAAGAAAAGGCCAATTCACTGCCTAAAACAACGACGACGGCAGCCTATGCTTCAGGGTCTGTCACGCTTGTCGTAGCTGATGCTACGGGTATCAACACCGGCTCAGTCATCTCAGGCAGCGGTATCGTCTCAGGCACGTATGTCACTGCGGCATGGGATGGCAGTACTTCGGTCACTATTTCAACCGCTACGACAGCTTCCGCTACAGTCTCAGCTTTGACATTTAGCTATGCCGGACGACATGTGCCTGATGAAACCGCGTTAATTATTGACTCTCCGGTTGACGACTTTACGGTTTGCTTTGGATCTAATCCTTACGACCCGACTAACTTCAGTACACCGTTTGATCCGTTGTTGGTGCGTTGGTCTGATGCTGATAACCCGTACGAGTGGGTGCCTGAAGTTACTAACCAGTCAGGTGAGCAACGTATTGCTAATGGCTCCAAGATCGTAACGGCGACAACTGCTCGTCAGGAAATTATCATTTGGACAGACACGGCTGTGTACTCGATGCAGTACCTCGGACCTCCGTTTGTGTTTGGGTTCACCCTGCTTGATCAAGACGTTTCTATTGCCTCTCAGAATGCGGTGATCAACGTCAACAACGCTGTGTACTGGATGGGCTTGGATAAGTTCTTCGTGTACGACGGTCGTGTAAATACGTTGCCCTGCACGATTCGCCAACACATCTTCAGTACGTTGAACAAAGACCAGATCGCACAGGTTATGTGTGGCAACAACGAAGCGTTCAGTGAAGTCTGGTGGTTCTACCCAAGCACAGGTAGCACAGTGAATGACACGGTAGTGATCTACAACTACCTTGATAATGTCTGGTCGTATGGCAGCTTGAACCGGTCTGCGTTCTCGCCGCAGAGTATCCGCGACTATCCGATGTTGTCGTTCAGCATCCAGACTTCTTACCTTGCGACGAACATCAATTCATCTGTCACTTCTATCGCTCTGCTTGAAGCTTCTGCTTACCCACGATCAGGTACGGTTCAGATTGATAGTGAGTACATTACTTATACGGGGGTTAGTGGCGACACTTTGACTGGATGTGTGCGAGGTGCGAATAGCCCTGCTGGGGTGCCTTCGACTGCTACTTCTCACACAACGGGTACTACCGTTTCGATGACGGCACCAAACCAAGTCCTGTATCACGAAGTGAATTGGGATGATGTCTCGACGGGTGTGGCGCAGCCAATTACTTGCTTTATTGAGTCGTCTGACTTTGACATCGGTGACGGACACAACTTCGGCTTCGTCTCCCGCATCATCCCGGATATCAAGTTCTTGGGGTCTACGACCTCTTCGCCATCAGTTACTATCTCGATCTATCCGCGTAACTATCCCGGCTCCGCGTACGGCACTCCTGATATAGAACAAGTTAATGCGACGGCAGTGCTGCCGTACGAGATCTATACCGAGCAGTTGTTTACTCGGGTTCGCGGTAGGCAGATGGCTGTACGTGTCGGGTCTTCTGGGCTTGGCGTGTCGTGGCAGGTAGGTGCGCTGCGTCTTGATATCAGGCCGGATGGTCGTCGGTAATGACAACTCCACGTGGTGTAGTTCCGCCAAATTTGCCAGTTGCGCTTCGGCAATACGATCAGCGTGGTATGGAGCAGTTCAATAACGTCCTGCGTCTGTACTTTAACCAAGTCTCAAACCGGATCAACGCGCCTACTCCACACGCTTCGTATTTCGATACCACGACGCAGACGAACCCGGTATCCAACGCTATCAATCTTTTTACGTATAACTCAGTCGTTTCGGACTACGAAGTTACTCGTGGTACCCCGACTTCCAAAATTTACGTCGCTAATACTGGTGTATACAACTTTCAGTTCTCCGCTCAGCTAGACAAGTCAGGCGGTTCGGCTAGTGCGGTCTATATTTGGCCCCGGATTAACGGAGTCAACGTACCGGACTCAAACACCAAGATCGTTATTGACGGTCCTAACAGCGAGATCGTGGCGGCTTGGAACTTTGTGCTTGTGATGGAGGCCAACGACTACTTTGAGTTGGCTTGGGAAGCGGCTGATACGGCTGTCATCATTCCGTACGTGGCAGCTACTAACAACAGGCCAGCCATCCCGTCCATCATCTTAAGCGTGGTTTGGGTGTCGAACTACGGCTCGGCTATTTATCAGGCTGCTACATGATATTATTCAGACAACTTGACCCCGCGAGGGAAGTATGAATCGAAACCCTAACATGGCCGGGCTAGCTGGCCTTCTCGCTTCTCAGGGGCGGGGGGAAGATAAAGTTCTTGTTCACATGACCCCCGGGGAAGTTCGGGGTTTGCAGTCAATTGCCCAAGCTGCGGGCGGCTCTCTTACGCTTAATCCCCACACGGGTCTGCCGGAAGCCGGGTTCTTGAAGTCCATCCTTCCTGCCATCGCAGGATTTACCCTTAATCGGGTGTTCCCGGGCCTTGGCTCGACTGCTACAAGTGCGATTGTCGGTGGCGCGACGGGCCTTATCGAGGGCAGTTTTAAGAAAGGTTTAAATGCCGGGTTCAGCGCCTATAGCGGATCGAACATCAGCGAAGGTTTACGTCGGGCTGCTGCAGTGCGGATGGCTCCTCCCAAGACTTTGTCACAGCAGTTGGGTCTGAAAGAAGACGAGTTGATGGGCTACGATCTGGACAAGCCCGATCTCGATAAACAGACTTTTGGCGTCAGGCTACCGCAGACTACCACTCCGCTTCCTGCCGTATCTCCAGTCACACCCCAGCCGAGCAAGTCGGGGATCTTCGAGGGTATCAAGGGCCTAGCCACTGAGCAGGGCCGCAAGGCGTTTACGACCGGATTGGAGGGCGGTTACACGAGTCCGTTCGGCAAGATGGCGTCTAAGTACGCTACCTCGCTTGGCATCCAAGCGGCTCTGACTCCGACCGTTGACGAAGAAGATATGAAGGGCGGGCAGATGTCGAAGCCTCGCTACTACATCCCGGGCGATTACAACCCGAACTACGGCAAGGGCTACGGTGAGTGGCTGTTTAAACCGGGTTACTTCACGGACAAGTATCCGGGGTATGCCGGTGGCGGCATGATCTTTGGGGAAGAGAGATTTGCTGACGGTGGCGAGGTTATGGTGTCTCCGGGCGCTGTGCTCCCCCAAACCGTTACTACCTATCAGCCCTCTTTCACGCAGGACCGAGCCGGGCTTGGGAAGTACTACGAAAGCCTGCTAGTCCCCCCTAACACCGCGCCTCGGGATACTTCCGCCCTGCAGGCGTACTTGGATGCATTGCGAGCGCGACTAAAGAAACCGTATCAGCCTTATGGTCCGGGAACGGGTACGGATACTGGTGGAGATACTGGCGGTGGCGGCGGCCCCGGATCTGGTGGAACTGTAACTCCTCCGGGCAATGATCCGTTTGCTACTGGTGTGACCGGTACTCCGATTGATTTCATACAGCCACCGGTTCCTCCGGCTCCTCCTAAGCCGAGGGAAGATTTAACGCCACCTAGTTCAGTGGCTCCGGGAGCAACTCCGGGGGATCTAGGTGACCTGTTTGGTACACCACCAGAATTTTTTGTTCCGGGCACTGAAACCGACACTAAAGTGGAAGAAACGGAACCAGAAACCGAAACTTCTATTGAAGTGTTTGATCCGGAAACGATTGCTCCTGATTATGCAGGTGCTCCGGCCAGCGTCGTGCCGGGCACTGGGCTACCGAAGAAGAAACCGCCCCCGGATCAAGATACTGAAACGTCAATTGAGGTGTTTGACAAGGAATCTCTTGCTTCTGACTACTCGGGTGCCCCGGCTAGCGTAGCTCCTCCAATTGGATCGTCCCTGCCGTCTACTAGGGGATTTGTTTCTGTTAGAGAAGATCCGGTTGGTTATGACTTTATCGATTTGGGTTTCATCAATCCGCAGACCACTCAGGAAGTGGCTGATGCGAGCAAGTCTATTGTTGACGAGATCCTGAAGAACTTTGAAGCGCAGCAGAAAGCTGAGAAAGAAGGCGATGAAGAAGCGGCTAGTAAAGCATCAGAAGCTGGTACAAATTGGATTGAGCAACTAGCAAAACTTGATCCTAAAACCGCACTTCTTTATGAAGCGTACAAGTATTTCTTCAAGAAAGAGCCACCGAAGGAAAAAGAGAAAGAAGCTACCTACACCATTACGGAAGTGCCTGATCAGCCGGTTCAGCCTCCGCCGACAACTTCTGCACCTGCTGGGGGCGGTTCGGCTATTCCGTGGAACTCGGGACGTAGTTATACACTGCGCGATTTGAAGAACCCAGTGGAGTCCGAAGAAGGGTATGAACCGGACTACTCAGTAACAATACCGGAAGCTGTTGACTTTGCTGCTGGCGGCTACGTCCCGGGCTACGCTCAAGGCGGTCTTGGCTCCCTGCAGCAGTACGCAGTTGGCGGTAAGCTCGTCAACGGTCAAGGCGACGGTATGTCTGATGACATCAAGGCCAACATTAGCGGGCACCAAGAAGCTAGACTTGCAGACGGCGAATTCGTGATTCCGGCAGATGTGGTGTCCCACCTTGGTAACGGCTCGACCGATGCGGGCGCAAAACAACTTTATGCAATGATGGATCGGATTCGCAAAGCGCGTACCGGTCGTGAGAGGCAGGCTCCGGAAGTAGAAGCCCGGAAGTACATGCCCGCCTAATAGGAGTTAAAAATGGCTACCCCGACCGAAACGACACAAATTACTTCTAACATCCCGGACTGGGCTAAAGGCTACGCTGAGCGTTTGCTTGGCGAGAGTGAAAAGCTTTCCCGCCGGGGATTCCAGCCCTATCAGGGCCAAATGGTGGAGGAGTTCAATCCTCTCCAAGAACAGGCTTTTCGTGATGTGGCGGGGATGCGAACTGCCTCTCAGATTGGTCAGGCTACGGGGCTGGCCGGTTTGGCTGGACTTCGTGCTGAAAAGGCTGGGGAATACAGTCCGATGGCGGACACGCAGTTTTATTCTTCTCCGCTTCAACAGCCCGGCGGCATTCAATCCTACATGTCGCCCTATATGCAGGGCGTAGTTGAGCAGCAAAAGAGTCAGGCAATTCAGGACTACGGTCGGCAGCTTCCGGGCATGGCTGCAGCGGCGGCTCGTGCGGGGGCCAAAGGCGGTACTCGTGAGGCTCTTTTGCGGTCAGAAGGACAACGTAATCTTCAGCAGCAGCTTGGCGGAATTCAAGCTACCGGACTTCAAAACGCCTTCCAACAGGCTCAGGCTCAAGCCGCTCAAGATGCTGCAATGCGGGCACAGTATGGTTTAGCCGGTTCTCAGTTACGCGAGCAGTCTCGTCAGTTTGGTGCAGGACTCGGTCTCTCAGGGCTTCAGCAGCAATTGGATGCCGCTAGAACTCTGGGCGGTCTTGGTCAGCAGCAGTACGGCCAGCAGATGGGTATCAATCAGGCTCAGCTTGGCGCTGGATCTCAGATTCAGGCGTTGGGCCAGCAGGATCTTGCCAGCCGTTACCAGCAGTTCCTCAACGAGCAGCAGTTGCCGTTCCAGCAGTTGGGCTTCTTCTCGGATATCCTCCGGGGTACGCCGTCGTCTGCTGCGATTCAGCAACGCTATCAAGCTCCCCCAAGTTTGGGTGGCATCGTCGGCGGTCTGGGTCTTGCGGGACTCGGCGGATTGATGGGCGGATTCGGAGGTAGTTGATCATGATGGGACCGATTAGCACCCTTGGCCGCGCCGCCGAAGCATCAGTTCAGCAGAAACAATCTAGCGGTATGCCGCCGGATCAGGCCGTTGCTTATACAGAGCAGCTTTTGCTCGATGGCATTTCTCCTGACCTTGAGACCATGATGGCTCAGGCTTCACAGTTGCGGCAGATGCAGCGCAAACCTCCCCAGATGACAATCCGGGATCAATTGAACCAAGCCTACCAAGGTATTGCGGGACTCCCGACTCCGGGATTTCAACCGGGATTTAATGAAGGGGGGATCGTTGCGTTTGCTTCGGGTGACCTCGTTGATGACATGATGCCGCGCCTGACTCCGGAGCAGATTCGGAATCAGATGTTGATGCAGCAGCGGGCTGAAGCAGGGCTTCGCTTCCGTCAAAATTTGACGAACATGGGTCTGGGTAGTTACGGTATTGGCCTTGAGAATTATCCGGAATTGATTGAAGACGTTCCGGAAGGAAAGCGTGTCGTCACAAATATTGTCGATGACAAAGGCAATCTTTGGCACAAGCTAGAAGACGGTACGTTTAGGCAAGCCTCTGGAAAACGCCTTGAAGGAGCCAAAATAGAAGGGGGCCGATTGGTATACCCTGACCGCCCGAGCATAGTGCAACGTGAAGCCACCGCATATCGTGCAGGGCAGCCGAGTGGTATTAGAGGACTACCCGGACCCGATGTCACTGTGGATAGAACTTCAGGACGAGATGTTGTTACGGATAGACGACCTACGACGGCTACACCTGATGTAAAAAAGCCGGGAAGAATTAGTCGTGGCCTCGCTGCATTAGGTCCGGTTGCCGTCGCTGGTGGCGTTGGTGCGATGATCTCTGACGTAGGCGAGCGGGCTGAAGCACAGCGTGGTGAGGGTGCTGATACGGGCCCGGTCTTTCCGATTGGTGCGATGGGCGTTGCCTATTCCACGAAGTCTGCACCGAAGCCAAGCGATATCGGTGACATGTTTAGCTCGTTTTTCTCTGGAGCCACTCTTGGCATCTTTGGAGATCGCGAAGCTGAACGTGCTGCTGAAAGAAAGCCCGAAGCCAAACCAGAAGCTAAGCCTGCGGCTAAACCGAAACCTTCTGGTGGCGGCGCTGCTGTTCCGGCTAAGGCCCGTCAGGGCATGTTTGATATTCCGATTGCGATTGAGACGGCTCGCGCCACTCTTAACTACGCGGTTAAGGAAGACGACGAATTTCAAAAACTCCTCAAACGCGCTGAAGCAGAGGGCACTGGCCCTTACAGCAAAATGTTTACCGAAGGCGACCGCATCAAGACGGAGCGCATGGAGGCTCTCAAGAAGAGCAAAGACTCCAACTTTGGTCGTGCGCTCGTGGCCGCAGGTCTCGCGATGGCTCAGCAGGCTGCTAAAGGTGGACAGCCCGGTAATGAGTCGCAGAAGTTCCTTGCCGCTGCGGTTGAGGGTCTTGGTGGCTACATGAAGGCTCAAGAGTTCCTTGGTCAAGAGCGAGAAAAGGCTCAGAAGGAACTCGACAAGTTCACGTTGGATATGGAGCAACTGCGTGAAGCTTCACGTGGTGATCTTCGTGGTTTGGCATTGAAACGGTTCAATGACGCTCAGGCTCGTGCTGAGAAGGCCAATGACAATGCCCGTGGCTTGATGATTGTTCAGGCTCAGCTTGAAACGAGTATGGATCTGGCACAGACAAAGGCTGCAAGTTCGCTGCAGAATGCTCAGATACGGGCGCAAAGTCAGTTGATGGCTCAGGCGCAGAAAGAAATTGCTAACTCTCCGGGTTACATGGCTGCTGAAATGAAGTACGCGCAAGCTACGCAAGCGAAGAACCCGAAAGAGCAGCAGGCTGCCCTCGCTGAAATGGAGGACTTAATCCAGAAACGAGTACGGATGAATATGCAGATTCCGTCCTACATGGCTGGAATTCAGTACAATCCGGCCAGTGGCGACCTCGACTTTTCTGCTGCTGACGCCATTGTGGCTACGGCACTTGGCTCTGGGAAGTAACTATGGCAGATCTCCCGCGTGGGCTTCGGAATAACAATCCGGGCAACATCGTTCTTTCTGACATTCCTTGGCTCGGAAAGATAGCGGGAGAAGATGAGCGGTTTGAGACGTTCCAAACCCCGGAGCACGGTCTCCGGGCGTTGTCTTTAAATCTTCTCAACTACACTCGTAAGTACGGCTTGCAGACTATCGAGGACATCATCCCTCGGTGGGCACCGGCTACTGAAAACAACACGGTCGCATACATCAACTCGGTCTCTAAGAAGCTGGGTATCGACCCGACACAGCCTTTAAATCTTGAAGACCCTGAGATGCTGGCACGACTTAGTTCTGCCATCGTCGCCCACGAGAACGGTAAAGACCCCTACGCGCCAGACCAATACCTGATGGCAGCGCAGTCCGCGAACGGTCAGAGAGAACTCGCCCCGGGCGTGACGGAGAACCCGAAACAGCCCATAGCTGCACCTGAAACGGTGCCGCTGGAGGAAGCTCCTCGCATCGCCAAACTCACGGGCATGACGACGGAACAGATTGCTGCTCTGCCGCTCAACACTCGTTTTGAAGAGCCTGCTCAAGAAGCGCCTCAGCCTGACAATCAATCGCGCTTGGTACGGTACGCCCAGTACCTGATGGAGAACCAAGACAAAATTGAAACACCAGAATTCAAAGCGGTCGCTCAGGCTTATCGTGCGTTGCGTGGTGAACAAACTCCGGCCCCAGCACCTGAAGAAGGCGCGGCTGAAACGCCTAAAGAACGTGCTGGGTTTTTCTCCTCGGCTAAAGAAGCCGCAGGCACAATTCTCGGACTCCCGGCGGCAGCACGGTTTGGTGTGGCTAAAGGTGAGGCGGGTCCTGCTGCACGTGAGGATCTACTCAAGACAGCCGAGTCTGAATACGAAACCATCCCTTTATCAGAAGTTCGCACTGCCGGTGATTTCGTAGATTGGCTGCGGAGTACAGGAGGTGGCCTAGCTGGTTATCTTGCGGCCCCGGGTGCGGCTGCAGGTCTCGCCAAAATTTTGACGAAGGCCCCGGGTACAGCGGGTTTGGTTGGTTACGGTGTCCTTGGCGCTCAAAACGCAATCGGTAATCTGACTCGTCAGGCACAGACCCAGCAAGAACAAATTGATGCGGGTGAAGATCCTCAAGCGACTGATCTGCCAAAAGCCTTGGTGGCTGCATACGGTCAGACCAAACTGGATCAGATTGGGTTTCAATTTTTTAAACCGTTGTTCAGCAAGTTCCCTCTGCTCAACAATTTGGTTGGTGAAGGCGCGGAGAAAACCGCCAAAGAAGCCGAAGACGTTTTGGTCGATGCGTTTAAAAACAACGCCCTTTCCACTGGTAGAGGAGTTGTAACTGGCATCGGCAAGGGCGTCGCCTTTGAGATCCCGCAGGAAATTGCACAGCAGGCTTTAGAACGTTGGCAGGCTGGGCTTTCCCTGTCTGATGCCGATGCGCGTGGTGAGTACTTCGAGGCGGGTGCCGCTGCTGCCATCTTCGGTGGTGGTATCGGTGGTGTGTCTGGCGTATTTGAGAACGCTGCCAAGCGCCAAGAGGCGGAGGACATTCTCCGTAAGCGGGCTGCAGACAAGGTCAAAGAAGCAGAGCCTGAGACAGTTACAACCGAAACCGAGCCTGTCAAAACATTGACGGGAGGTCCGCAGCAGGAAGTCACTGCCGGTGAAGTTAATCTGACGCAGATGCTCGGCGGCTTTGAACAAGTAAGCGGGGAAGCTCCGCTTACTACCACCCCTGCTGCCCCGGCTCCTACCGGAAAGAAAGTTCGTGGCCCCGCTATCGCTGAGTGGGAAAGCCTCGATGACACTGGGCTGGCTAAGCTGATTGAAGCTGCTGACGCTGCTGGATTTGATCCGGAGACCCTGCAGGAATTCGCATCGCGCTTTGCAGAAGTGAAGGCGGCCCGGCAAGATCCTAAGTCGAATGCATTTAAACTGAACGTGCAAGTTCAGAAAAACACGAAGCTCTTTAAGAAAATTCAGCGGGCGATTGCTGAGCCTGAAGCGCCAAGTAAATTTGCTAAGCGCGAGGAACCAACCGTTCCCACCGTGGGCAGTGCTGTCACTCAACCTCCTGCATATCGCCCTCCTACTCGCCAACCGGTTGCTGTCCCTGCTACATTCGCTCCTGATGCTGGAAGAGGAATACCTACAGGAGAAGTACCGAAGGGTGCTGGAGCTAGACGAAAGTCAGTTCGCGGCGGCACTGGATTGCCTGTACAACAACAAGGACCCGTCACCGGAGCTACACCATCTGGAGAGACAGGATTGGCTGGCGCTGGGGCACCTACTCAGCCTGCTGTTAGCGGAGAAGCGCCTAAGCCGAGTACACTAGAGCAAGAGAAAGAAACCCGAGAGAAGGAAGCCCAAGAGCGCATCAAGGGGGAATACTCTGCACTTTTAAGTGGTCTCTCTGAAGTTGAAAAGGCTGCTGCTAAAGCCACTACAGAAAAGCCTAAAGACAAGGAACTCGAACTCACGGCACAGCAAGCGGCTCGTCGTGAAGCTCCTGTCACCAAGAAAGAACTCAGCGCGGTCCCAACGGATATTGCCGCCATTCAGCAGTTGGCTGAGAAAGCCCTGAAGGAGAAGCGGCTCGACACGTTCAACTACAACCGCATCCAGAACCTGATCCGCACGGCTCGGGCACAGCCCGGCTTTAATCCGGAGACTGATCTGGAGGGTGTCCGCACTATCGTCGCTAAGGCTCTGCGTGAGTTGAAGCCCACTAAGGAAGCGGGCGAGGCTGCGTACGCGGCTACGGTGAAGCAATTTAAACAGCGCCTGAAAGAAGCCCAAGATCTGGAGGCGAATCCGGAGACACGCGAGCAAGGTGCTGCACTCCGTAGCGAGATCAACCGTGATATCTCGGTGCTCCGCAAGCAGTTGAAGCTTCCGCCGATTACTAAAGCGCCGACTGTTTCTACTCCTACTAGCAACGTGCTTACCCGACTCGCACAAGCGATAAAGTTTGCTGACGACATCCGTGGGCGGTCGGTTGTTGATATTGCTCAGTATCTGGCCGACAACGCGCCGAATAAGGCGTATGAAGTTATCGCTCTGCGCGTCAAAGAACGTCTGCAGCAGTACATAGATCGGGGCTACAGAATCAGCCTGACCGTTGTTGATCGCGGGAATTTAAGGAACCATCCGACTCTCGCTAAGAGTAGAACGCTCGGTTCTCATACATTTGATCCGCTTAACGGCTCGTCAATTATTGCTCTGCGCGGTCCAGAGTTGTCGATCAGTGGACAGTTCGGTACCGACTACGAGACCGTTCTTCACGAGTTGGTACACGCCGTCACTTCGCACTCGATCCTTATGGCGAAGAACGCTAAGCCCGGTACTAAGCTGTACAAGGCTGGCAAAGATCTGGATAAGCTGTTTAGTACGGTCATCAAGCACTTCAAGGCGCGTAAGAATTTTCCGGACAAAGACCTTCTGCCGTTGGAGATTGAGTTCAAGGGTGGTTCAAACGCACTGAAGAATACTCGTGAACTTGTTGCATGGGCGCTTAGTAACAAGAACATGCAGGACTACTTGGAGTCCATACCGTATAAGCAGAATAAAAGCTTATGGGATAACTTTGTTGAGATCGTTCGTGACTTCCTCGGGTTGAGTCCAAAAGAAGATACGGCGCTGTCTGAAGTTTTACGTATCAGCAGTGAAATCATGTCACCGGATGTAGCTGTTACTACGGCGGCTTTGCGAGAAGACATAGATACTTCTCCGCTGACTGATCAGCTTAACGGAAATGGACTCCGAAGCTTTATTGATGAGCAACGGATCAAAGCTCCTGCGGGCAAGCCTGAAACCCCGGCTGAGATTGAAACGCGCCTCGCAGAAGAGATCCGCGAAAAGACCGGACAGAACTACGGTATCAAGGAAGCCATCAAGGAGAAGGTATCCTACCGGGGTACTGAGAACCTGATTCGCATGTTCCAGAACGAACGTCGCCCGCTGAAGCGTCTGCAGGATGCTTTGATGTATGCAGGCAAGATGATCGTCGGGGCACCGGGCTACAACAATATTTACGATCTCATCATGCTGTCGTCGGGTAAGGCGTTCCACCTGATGACCCGTGACATTCAACCGCACGTGCAAGACCTGCAGAGCGCGATTCACGATTACGCTAAAGCAGAAAAGATCGACGTTAACTCTGCGTTGGGTCGCCTGCACATGTATGTCATGGCCCTGCACGAGCCAGAGCGCCGTCTGATCAAGTACCTTAAGAACGTCCCGCTCGACAACAAGACTAAGCTGAACTTCGGTGGCAAGGAAATGACCCCTGCCGATGCGCGTAAGGTTATCTTCGATATGCTGGCGCAAAACGTCGATCTGACCAAAAAAGGTCCGGACGGCAAGACGGATGCAGAAAAACTCCGTGCGCGACTCGAAGAGATAGTCGAGCGGTACAAGGACCCGAAGGGTTTCAGCCCGGTGGGTACTAAGTCAACTGATATAAATTCCGATGATTACATTGTAGTTGGTGGATACAACCCAACTCAGATCGCGGAGATGAAGGCCCAGTACGATGCCGATCCGCACCAAAAAGAACTGAGCGAGATGATTAGCGCCCTAAAGAAGATTCAGGAAGGCACGATCAAGCTCGACAAGATGGCTAACTATTGGTCACAGCCGACGACTAATCTGACTTCGTTCTACGGCTACAAGAACTACGTGCCGTTCAAGGGTAAGCCTTCGTCTGACGTGACAGCGGGTGATGAAACTCTTGAGCTTGGCTATAGCCGTGTCGCGTCAAAAGACTTCAACGAGTTTGCTTACGGCACGGAAGGTCGTCTGTCAGATTCTGACAACCCACTGATCCAGACGATGGTGGACGGTGCGAAAGCTGCTACCCGTGCTGGACGCGAGGGCGTGACGGAAGCTTTGAAGAACCTGATCAATCAGAAGTACATCATCGGTAAGCTCTACAAAACGATTACGTTCGAGCAGCGGTTCAACGGATTCGACCCGGCGGAAGTCATGGGGAACAACAAGTTCTTCCACTACATGCCGGACGGCACCATCGAGGTGTACGAGATCTCCGATAAGGACAAGGCGATCAGCGAATCCATTAGGCGTACGTTCCGCGCTAACTCTCCGATCTTGGACAAGGCCAACGCCTTCACCAGCCTGATCGGTGCGATGCATACCCGCTATAACCCGGCGTTCCATCCGTACAACTTCGTGCGCGACGTGCTAACTAACACGTGGACTGTTGGTGCGGAGAAGGGCGGCAAGGCTGCCTACAACTTTATTGGGTCTATCGCTCGTCAGGTTGCAGACAACGGCTTCTACAAGGCCGGTAAGATCTCGGCGCTCTACGCCCAGAACAAGGTTGATGAAATCAAGAAGATGGCATTCAACCCTGATGGCTCAGTCAAAGACGAGTCTGCCGCTAACATTCTGGAGTATCTGGAAGAAGGCGGTCGCGTGTCTTACGTCATGGGCATGGCGATGCAGGGTCAAGTCGAGTCCCTGTTGAAGGACGTGGGCCGCAGCAAGATCATCCAGACTAAGGATCAGTTCAACACTTACGTTGACGTTTGGACTGACGCATTTGAGTTCACCTCTCGCGCTGCAGCCTATGCTGCAATGAAGAGTAATTACATCGCCGAATCAACTAAGCGTTTTGAACAACGCGCTGGACGTAAGCCGACTAAAGCGGAACTCGATACCATTACCAAGGAATCCAAAATTCGTGCTGCTGCTTACGCAAAAGAACTTGCCAACTTTGAGCAGGTGGGTCTGTATGGCCGCGAGGCCGGTGCGGCATTCATGTTCTTCCGCCCTGCAGCAACGGGTGCTGTTCGTGCTATCGACGCCCTGCGACCTGCCTTTGAGTCATTGGATGAGGCGCTACGACACCTTCCCGCTCAGGTACGTAACGATCCTTCTGCGGTGGAAGAATTTAAACGTAGTTACGATGAGCGCAAAAAGACAGCCCAGTTAACCATCATTTCTCTCGCCGGTGCTGGTGCCTTTGCTTATTTCATGGCGGTGATGGGTGCGGAAGATGACGAGCAAGGGCGTAACCGTGTCCTGACTGACAACATGGACATCTGGACTCGCAACCTGCGTTTACCTGTTAAGTTCATGAATCCCATTTTGGGTAAGGACAACGACTTCTTTAACGTGCCGTGGGGTTTCGGTGCGGGTGCGTTCGCTGCGATGGGCGCTCAGTGGATGGGCGTAGCGATGGGCGGTAACACGTTTGGAGACGCGGTTGCTAACTCTGTCAGCATCACACTAGATTCGTTCATCCCCGTGCCGGTTGCTCGATTTAACCCGACTGACAATCCTGCTGCATGGATTGTGGATAGTGTTGTGCCATCTGCCCTTCGCCCGGCAGTTGAGTACGTCATGAACGTCGATACGTTTGGTAAGCAGATCTACAACGCTCGCTCCAGTCGCTTCGGTGATGCCTACAGTGGTGGCGAGTACGTGCCGGAGGCATACAAAAAGGTCACTCGATTCTTAGCTGAGATCAGTGGCGGCGAGATCAATTGGCAACCGCAGACCGTGGCTTTCTTTGCTAATAGCTATGCTGACGGACTGTCTCGTGTAGTTACGAATATGTATGGGCTTGGTTTGACGGTTGCGAACAACAAGGATTTTGATGCCAAGCGTGACCTGACGTTATTCGATTCGTTTATCGGTAAGCGCAGCAGTGTGGACGCTCGTGAGTTTGCTGAAGTCGAGAAGAAAGTTGAGAAGATGCGTGACACGCTCAACATGTTCAAGAACCGTAAAGACGGTGGCGAGGCGTATCTGGAGTATCTGCAGGAGAATCCGGAGGCTGTGATTTTGGTCAACTACTACAACAACGTAGTAAATGGTCCGATGCGTGATGCTCGTGAGAAATTGAACACCATGAGTTCTAGCGATCTACCGCCAAATCAGCGTCGTCCAACCGTTGAGATGTACCGCACGGTCCGCGACATGTATGCCCGCAACTTTGTGATGATGGCGAAAGAGTACGGGGTCGAACCCTAGCCGACCCGCCATACCCGCACTCCAAGACATCCATCCTTGGATGAGGCGTAAGCCTTCACCTTTACCTTGGCGATCTTGGAGCGCGTGTCCACAATGTAGATAAGCTCTGCTGGCTTGAGCGTAGGGATGAAAAAACTCTCCCCTATCTCCATCCCCTCAAAGGGGAAGATCCACTCCGGTTCAGTTAGCTGCTGCATCCTTGTCGATCATGTCCTTTGGCAGTTCAGCCTTGATGGCGTAGACCGATACAGGGTTGGCATGGAATCCGGTCTTCCAGCCGGTTGATAGGCGATGCCGGTCGAGCTTGGTAATCAGTCCGTGCTGCTGCATGGCCTTCTCGAACTCGCGACTGCTGACCTGCTTCGCGGCCAAGAATTTCCGGAACTCGCTCTTGGAAATGTATTGGGTGCTGTTGTAGATCTCAGACCGTGCTATGAGAGGACGCCCTGCCATCGGCTCCTGAATGACCTTGTTCGGCTCTTCTAGGATCAACATACCTGACCAATTCTGGTTCAGGAACTCGGTAACAAGCGCCGGGTAATCGGTGCTGTTGATCTTCACTGTATCGTCTCTCAATTGAATGATCTCCATGATGACGGTGTTGAATACCCGCTCTATGTCGAGTTCGATGATGCCCGCCTCAACAGCCAACTCAGCACCGGCAAACGACGCGCCGACTAATCCTTGGTAGAAGCGATACCCGGTGTTGTCGCCGATCTCATTCATGAACCGGATGAGCCACTTGTTGACTAGCTCTTTGACTCGCGGCAGGCCGACCTTAGCGACGTGCTGCATGTACTCGATGCCTGCAAACCCGTAGTTCTGCTTGAGTACGTTGAAGGTGTTAGTACCCAACTCGGTGTTCAACTGAGGCGGCTTTTTGATGGTGAACTCGATGACGCGAGCCATCTCACCGTCCGGGCTGCCCTTCAACAGGCGGAGTCTGTCGTAGATCGATTGGTTTGAGGTGAAGAACGCAATCAATGAGGCTGAGTCTTCATGCTCGCGCTCGGCGTTAACCGAGGACTGCATACGGACCTTGGCCTTACCGTGTGACACGGCGTGAACTAGATTGGCAAGATCCTTGGGGTCTGCGTTTGACGCCTCGTCGATGCCGAACGGAATGTTCTTCAGGTTCAGGTAACGACCGATGAAGCCGTTCTGAGTAGCACCCTGATCGACAAGGCTCATGTTCTTCGGATGTCCCCATATGCTAAGTGACGCATAAAGTGCACCGGTCTTAGCCGCACCAGAGTCCGCGCTAGTGAAGCAGATAGAGGCACCCGCCACCGGGGTGAAGCACATCAAAGGAGAACCAAAGCCCGTGATCATGCCGAATGCATGCATCTCAAAGCCCGGCTCATTGAGCGTCCGGATGGCTCGCTTCCAAATCTCGTAGCTACCTTCGGTCTTTAAATGCTTCGCGACGGCACGGACTAGCGGCGATGAGGCTGCCTTAACGGCTTCCCCAGTGCTCCTAATCTCGGTGTTACCGACGATGAAGGCATCAAAATTCTCAGTCCATCCCATCTGCATTCGCATTTGCTCAGCCCTAACCGTTGACGATAGGTACTCTGACCATCGTATGAAGTACTTCATGACCTGCTTAATTTTGTCTGGGTCATACGTCGCACCGCTCTGGACAATCGCCTTTGACAGCAAGTCCTGCGAGTAGACGTTATCGACCGGCAACAAAAACTCACGGTAGCCATCGAGCGGCATCACGGTGCGGACCATGAAACACTCGCCATCCCTCGCACTGAACATACGCTTGTACGGATATACAGCGCGGTTGAGGATCTGGACGGGCGGCTCTTGGGTAACCTTGCCTTCTTTGTCTACCTTGGCCGGAGGAGTGTAGTAGATCCCGCCGTGTATACCGCGTGTATACGGCTCTAAATACTCCGGGAAAATTAGCAAATCGTGGTCGTCCCCCTCGCCCCAGACCGTGTCGTCTTCAGGTGCAACCGGGAGCGGTGGGGGTAATGGGCCTGTCGGGGCAGCCGGTACGCGGAGCTTTCGCGCCAAGTGAATGGGCGAGGTGATCTTGCCCTTGAAGGGACAGCCATCGCAGCCACCGGGATTGTTGTTCTCGAATGTCGCGCAGGTACGGGGACCGGACGCCTTGCCGGTTTCGTTCGCTTTAAATTCTGCCTCTT